ACGGCCACCAGGTGGTGCACGACGACGTTGTTCTCCTGGCCTGGCCTGTGCAGCCTTGCGTTGGCCTGCTCGTATAGGTCAAGGCTGTATGGCAAGCCAAACCACACCGCCACATTCCCGCCCAACTGCAAACCGTCAACACCGTGGCCACCACTTCCTGGGTGCATGACCAACAAGCTAATCAATCCAGATTGCCATGCAAGCAGGCTTCGCTCACCGTCAAACTGCACAGCCTGCGGGAATCGCGCTTTGATCCGATCCATGTCGTGCACGTATGCGGTAAAGCACAGCACCGGTTCGCCCTGGTCGACGATCTCCTCAAGCGCATCCAGCTTGGCATCGTGTATGTGATGCACGACCTTTGCATCGTCGTACACAGCACCGTTGGCCATCTGGCCCAGCTTGCCTGCAAGCACTGCCGTGTTCACCGCCATCACCCTGCCGCTGACCTGGGTCGCTTGCATCTCGTCGTAACGCTTCCTGTCAAATGCCACCGGCACCACGTTGTCGATCCGGTCCGGCAAAACAGCTCCAGTGTCGATGCTCACCATGACATCACGAACCAGGGCCTGGATTTCATCCCTTGCACCTGGCCTGAGCTTCCAACTAAAAATCGTTTGGCCGTTTCGCTTGTCGGGCAGATACCACCTGTCTTTATAACCAGTGATCCCTTTGCCCAGCCTCTGGCCCCTGTCCATGATGCTGATCTGCGGCCACAGGTCCAACAAATTCCCGTTGGGGTCAGGCGTGCCGGTCAGGATATACAAGCGCTTGATCTTTTGCCTCACCCTCTTCAGCGCCTGCCAGGCCAGGCTGGCCCGGTCCTTGAACCCCTTGTTCTCGTCGATCACCACACAATCGAATGGCCACTTGTTGCCCATCTCCCGCACCAGCCAAACAAAATTCTCCCTGTTGATCACGTAGACGTCAGCATCAGCCCGTAGCGCCTCCAAACGCTTGCCCTGCGGTCCCAGTACATTGGACACCCTCAAAGCCGCCAAATGGCCCCATTTAGCGGCCTCTGTATGCCAAACCAGCTCCGCCACCCTCAGCGGCGCTACCACCAGTGTCTTGCTGATCTCAAACCGGTCACGCATCAATTCGTCAACCGCAGTCAGCGTGACCACGGTCTTACCACCACCCATCCTCAACGCGATCAACTGGTACGGGTTATCCAGCATCCGGCCCTGGGCCAGGGCTTGCGCCGGTCTCGGTAAGTAATTCACGGTTTAATCAGCCCGCGCTCGTTTTTGTAAGGGCTGTTATGGACTTGCAGCCTAGCCTTTACAAATTGATCCCTTATCGAGTCGGCCAAATCTTTGGCAGCCCGGTACTCCCCTTTCAGTTTGGCCAAGGACGTCGTCCCCAAATACTTGGTTCTCAATTCTTGCAATTGCGTTTGCATGCTTTGCGCAGCTTTTAGGGCTGAAAGCGAATCGGGAAAATGCTGTTGAAACAAAACGGCTCCATCCTCATCCACAACGCTCAGCAAATAACGGTTTCCTGAAGCGGCGCGGATATTTGAACCGGCTTGTCTGGCCAAAGTAAATATGCTCATATCTTTCTCCTTTTGTAAAATGGTAATCGAACTTAACTTTTTTCAAATAAGATGTCAACTTTTTGAAAACTATCAACCACCCGGACATCAGCGCCCAGGCCCCTCAAAATTCCATGCACCCGATCCTGAAAGACCGTCGCCCTTTGGCCGGGTGCCTTCAGCTCCACCAGGATGATCTTGCCGCCAGGCAGGAACACGATCCGATCAGGCACTCCGGCAAATCCTGGAGCTACCCACTTGATTGCCATACCGCCCGCTTCCTTTGCCTTGGCCACCAGCCTTTGCTCAATCCGTTTTTCCAACATCACAATCCCTCCAGGGTAATAGGGCAGTGCATTACCCCCCTCCCAACACTTTAAGTACCAAGCCATCCTTTTCTCAACATAATTATTCTTTCTTTTTACACTTCTCCTCTGAGTTTATAGCTCTATTTCTATTACCCTATTACCCTAAATAGTAAATAAGTTAAGTAAATCAATAAGTTAGGACAGGGTATTAGGGCAGGGTAATGCAACATTTTCCAATACCCTTTACCCTAAAAAGTCGTTCACCGCACTCGGAATTGCGAAAAGTACCTTGCCGTTCGACTTTTTTCGCTGACCGCCGTTCAGTTTTTGCAAAACGCGTGAAGCCGTGATTGTCTGATTTTTGCTCGGCTCCTGCACCTTAATCCGCATCAGCACCTCGGTCGCAGTCGCCCAATCCCAACTTTGGACCCCCTCACCCCAACAAAATCCAGCGGCAATACGCTCATCAATGGGGTCAACCACGGTGAAATCCTGGTTGTGATCGCCCAGCTCCGCAGCCTGATCCATGGACAAGTACCAGCGCTCACCACCGCGATACAGCTCCAAGACCTCGGCCCAGACCTGCTGCATGTCCAGTCCCGAGTCCACCGGAAAGCCCACCACCGGTATCGTCCAGAAGCGCCGGTTGCCTGTCGGATCGGCCAGGAACACCACGTCATTTACCGATGCGCCGAACACAGTCCTGCGCCCATAGTTGGATTCTGTAATGGCGTATGGACGCCTGATAGTGTCAATCGCCTGAGTCGCAAACGACTTCAAAGCGGACATGTCCGACTTCCGGAAAGTCGCGTCCACCTCGCCCAGCTCTACGATCCAGTAGCGAAGCGCGATCAATTGCGAGTCCTTGGAACGCACGTCAAGCGTGTGGCCTGTATGGATAACCCCCAGCCCTTCGGGTGCCAACTTGTTAAACCAGGTCGTCTTGCCGATGTTCTGCGCGCCGGTGAATGTCAGGATGCCCTGGGCCGCTATGCCGTCAGGCTCGAAAGCCGCGCCAATAGCCTGGACCAACCACTTGCGCATCAGAAGCTCTTTCAAACCCTGGTCCATCTGGCCACCGCAGTCCACCGTTGCGTAAAAACGCCCCAGCCTAGACACGCCGTCCCACCCCCTAGATTCAATCCAAGTAGCCACTGGGTTGTATTGGTTCTGGTCGGCCAGCATCAGAAGGAACTGGGGAACAAACTTAGTCGACATCCGAGCCTTCTCGCACTCGGACAGGACATAGGCGATCGACGCGTTGTCCTTGTTGTCCCTGGTAAATGCCGTATCTGGTATCAGCAGCTCGGTCGCTTTCGAGATGACGTTGTAACGCACCGTCACGTCCAACCGGCCCAAAAGAACCGCCAGGTTCTCCAGTGTGCATAGTGGGTGACCGTCATCGTTCAGGTGGGGGTACAGGCTTGCTCCGCTCACCCTGGCGCGAAGCCAGCCCCGCACCGTGGCGATCTCCAGCTTGGTGCCCAGCACCCGAGCGCGTGACTGGATGGCCTGGGCAAACTGCGCGCGCTCTACGTCTGAGTAGTCGCCGTTGTTTGCGATGGCCGCTGCGATCTTCTCTTGCAGGTCACGCGGGTCGGCCACCGCGTCAATGCGGCCAAGCAAGTCGGCCATCATCACATCACGACTCGACCTGGCAGACGACTCCCTTGCGTCCTTGGTCTGCTTGAGAAGCGAAGCCAGGGTGACAGAACCCTTGCCCGTGGCGCGCTGAGCGCTAAACGAAGTCCACTTCTGTTCGCAGTAACCCTCTGCCCACTTGCCCGACAAGGCTGACCACTCATCCCACGCTTGCAGCCAGCCCTCATCGCCGCCACCCTGGTGGTGCATCGCAGCACCGACGCGCAGCCAGTCAGAGTAACCGGCGTCCGGGTCCAGGTGAGGCAGCACCTCGGCCACTACGCGGTCCAAGTCCCACTCTTCGAGAGGCCCCTTGTAGTTGGCCAAGGCCCTCTCTCCAGCGTCGCCCTCAAGCACGCCCTGGTGATTCAGGCCCTCGCCCCACACCCGCTCGACCAGCCAACCAAGGTCCTGCACATCGCTTGGCAGGCGATCGTGCCCGTTGATACCATGGCCAGTCACTGTGAAGTATCGCCCCTCCCTGTACAGCTCCAAGCCCACTTCTTTTTTGGTACGTGATCCGTCCAGGTTGGTCTTGGCGAACACTTTGATCCCAGTGCCCGACGGGCTGACTTCGGCGTAGCCGTCCACCCGGTCAAGCACTTCCTGGGCAAAGGCTGTCAGCTTCCCGCTCTCCAAATCTCGGCAGTCGTCCAGGTCGATGCCTTGCACGTCAGCTCCGAGCACCAGGCCGATGCCGTCGAACGTGTCGTCCATGATCAGGGTGTCGACTACGTCACCGTAGGTGGCCCAGGTCAGGGGGTTTGTGGAGCTGGCCGCACGGCCCTCCACCGTCATGGGCATCTTGGCCCAGACCTTCTCTCCGCTGGGCTTGGTGCGCTGGACGTAGCGCCACATAACCCACGCGTCAATAGATTTCAACTCGGGCGCAATGCCCGCCAGCTTAACCGGCAGTGATGTTGGCTTCATCGCTCACCCCTGTTCAGGGGATGAGCTGTTGGCGACTATGGTGCCCGCCTGGAGTAAGGCTTTGCGCAAGCCGTTGTAGCTGTCCGATAGGACCAGGGCTGCGATCACCGGCCCGGTGTCCTCGGTGGCTAAGTTTGTCTGGGCAACCGCTTCGACGCAGTCGTCCAGCAGATCGGCGAAATACTCAATTCTCGATTGCATGGAAAGCTCCAATAAACACCAGCATCCGGCTGGCACGGTTTAAAAGGTTGTTGGCGCAGGGAGCTTCAGCAGAGATTTGATCTTGACAGAAAGCACGCCCCTGTCCGATTACTGTACGCCAACACGGATGGGGACTGCCTAGACACCGTCTCAACACAGTGCCGCTTCAGGCTTGTCGCAATCCCCATGCGTGTTAGTTAACCGAAGGCGGCGCATGCATGTGCAACAGCATCGCCTTCTCAATCATATCTCTTGACATCGCCAGCTCTGCCGGGTCAATCTCCAAAACAAAGCGCACGTCCTTGGCCAACAAAACGACCTTCTTGCCCTCAAACAGTGCCTCAAGCACGTCAAGCGTGAGCACCAAGCCAAACGTCGTCACCGGAAAGCCGTCCAGTAAACGTCTGGCCGCATCTGCTCTGCGCTGATCTCCACACCCATCGACTTGGCCAACATCAGTAGGAGCGGCACCCGCTCCAAGGGAATGCGCTTCCAGTTGGACACCGCCTGGCTGCGAATGCCCAGGTGCTGGCTTACCCAGACGGGTCCGCCTAGCATTTTGATGATGTCTTGAGTGGTCATGGTGGGCGATGATAGCAGGGATTTCATAGTACGCCACAGCCCGTTAAAACATAACGCTTGCACGCCAATCGAAAGCTGTGCTATCATCCGCTTCACCCCTAAACCAGTAAGAAAGGAAACCAGTATGTCAAAGAAAGACACCCCAGCAATGAAGGCCAAGATCAGAGAATTTATGGCCGATCTAAGAAAGCAAAAGCGCGTACCTGAGCAGCGCGAGTTCCCCCAGATCGGGGCCTTTTGCAGCGTCAAAGAGTACGTCGACCAGTATTTCATACTCAACAAGCCCAGCAGCTACCCGTCTAGCTGCCGCTATGTCGAAAACTATTTCAACCTCAGCACCGATCCCGTAACCCTGTAACCTAAAAGAGAGATGGCAATGATTCAAATCACATTCACACCAGAGACCCCGCAACAAGTCGTTGCTATTACCCAGGCCATGCTTGCCTACCTTGGCGCATCAGCCGAGGCCGAGGCCGAAGCGCCCAAAGCCGAACCGGTAGCAAAAAAGCGCAAGCCTGCGGCTGCCGAGGTCTCTGCATCTGTAGCTGGCGAACCTGAAGCACCGGCACCGGCACCCACCGTCACCCTGGAGCAAGTCCGCGCCAAGCTGACCGAGCTGAGCCAAAGCGGCAAGAAGGACGATATCAAGGTCCTGATCGCCAAATTCGGCGGCACGAAGCTCACCGACCTGAAAGCCGAACAGTACGCAGACGTCCTGGCAGCAGCGGAGGCCCTATGATCACAGCGACCATCGTCATCAAAGATGTGCCCGGCAATGAGTACACCATCGAAGGCGTACTGGACCGGCCCGAGGCCCTGGACGAGCCGCCCACACCAGCCCTCATCATCGCGACCTACATCAGCGCCAACATCGCCAAGATCAGCGACGAGGCCATTGCTTGGTACAACTCTATGGGAGAAGCAAAATGATTCCAACCATTGAAGACATTTTCCACGCCCTGTCACGCGGCGACATGTCGTTTGCTGACGCCGAGAATTACGTGCGTGCGCATATTGCCTTGGCCAGAGATGAAGACCGCAAGCGCGATCAATTTGCCGGGCTGGCTATGCAGGAGCTACTTCACCAGGAAGACCTGGGTCCGTATTTTGTGGATACCCGCAAGTTGGCCCTTGCCCGTCAGGCTTACATCATGGCAGACGCGATGTTAGAGGCCCGCGAGTTATGACAGCCCATGCCAAACTCAGCGCCAGCGGAAGCGGCAAGTGGATGGTCTGCACGCCAAGCGCGCAGATCGAGTCTCAGCTCCCCGATGAGGGTAGCAACTTCGCAAGCGAAGGCACGTTTGCCCATGCGGTATTCGAGCAGAGCCTGCTGGCCTACCTGGGCCGACCGACCGAGCTGCTGCCCAAAGAGCTGATGCACCACGACAGCCCTGAGCTTCGCGACTACGTAGCCGAGGCGGTCGATTACGCGATCAACCGCATTGACGACGCGCATGCGCGATGCAAAGACCCAGTCATCCTGGTCGAGCAGCGCCTGGACTTCAGCTTGTGGGTGCCCGAGGGCTTTGGCACTGGCGACTTGGTCATCATCACCGATGGCCTGGTCGAAGTGATGGACCTGAAGTACGGCAAGGGCATCTACGTCGACCCGATCAACAACAGCCAGCTCCGGCTTTACGGATTGGGCGCTTACTACGAGCTGTGCCACCTGTACGACATCTTCCGCGTGCGCATGACCGTGCTCCAGCCGCGCCTTGGCAACTTCCGCAGCGAGGATGTCTCGATGGAAGAGCTGCTTGCATGGGGCCAAAGCGAAGTGGTGCCCAAGGCCAAGAAGGCATGGGTAGGCGCAGGCGAATTCGTGCCAGGCGATCACTGCAAAGAATCGTTTTGCAGGGCCAGGTTCACATGCCCGGCCAGGGCCGAGGCTTCACTGGCCATAGCCAAGGCCGAGTTCTCCGAGCCGGTCCCACCAGCAGTGACCACGCTGTCGATGGAGCGCATCGCGCAGCTCTTGCCCAAGGCCGACATGGTGATCGACTGGTTTAGCGACCTCAAGGCGCACGCACTTGAGCAAGCGACCAAGCACAACGTCATGGTGCCTGGGTTCAAGCTGGTCGAGGGCCGGTCCAACCGCAAGTACAGCAGCCATGACGACGTGGCTGCCAAGCTCAGGGCAAGCGGCATCCCTGAAGAGATCATGTTCGAGCGCAACCTGCTTGGCCTTACGGCCATGACAGAGGCGCTTGGCAAAAAGAAGTTCACCGAGCTACTGGGCGATCTGATCGTCAAGCCAGCAGGTAAACCAACGCTGGTGCCCGAAGGGGACAAGAGACCAGCAATCACCTTGTCGGCATCCGCCGCCGAGGATTTCAAACCGTAAATTAGGAAAACAGTATGTCTGAAAAACTAGCTCCCTCGACCAAAGTCATCACCGGCAAAGTGCGTTTGTCTTACGTCAACGTGTTCGATCTGAACGACAAGGGCAAATACAGCGTTTGCCTTTTGATCCCCAAGTCGGACAAAGCGACACTGGACAAAATCAAAAACGCAATTGAAGCGGTGAAGGGCGATCCCAAAGCAGCGACCACCTGGGGTGGCAAGCACTTGGCCAGTTTCAAATCACCACTGCGTGATGGCGACACCGAGCGCGACACCGAGAAAGCGCCAGAGTACAAGGGTCACTTCTTTATCAATTGCAACACCAGCAAAAAGCCGGACGTTGTAGATATGGCATTGAACCCCATCATGGATAAGTCTGAGGTTTACAGCGGCTGCTATGCCCGCGCTTCGATCAACTTCTACGCCTTCAATGTCGATGGCAACAAGGGGATCGCATCCGGGTTGAACAACGTGCAAAAACTTGCAGACGGCGAACGCTTTGGTGGAGGCTCTCGCGCAAGCGAAGACTTCACCGCAGTGGAAGAAGACTTTTTATCTTAAAGGAAAACATCATGGAACCAAAATTCCTGGACATCAAACTCACCGCAGAATCCTGCAATTTAATTGTTGCCGCTTTGCGCAAGCTGCCTCACGAAGCTGTCCATGAGCTAGTCATGGACGTGATTGCTCAAGCAAACCAGCAGCAAGAGACCGCGCCACCGGCAGAGGCCGAGGTCGTAGAAGCCAACTAATCGGCACAGCACCCCGGAGGCCGGGGGCTGTTTGGTGAGGGCCAACCTTCACCCAACAGCGGGGACGATATGACCGAAGAAGAGCTTTGGCTTTTGGTACTTCACTACGAACGACTGATAGCCCTATTACTGGAACAACTCGATGCGCAAACAAATCAGCTACCAAATTGAAGAGGCCCTTTTCCTGGAGCCTTTTGCTTTTGACGAAGCCATACTTGGCGTCGCCTACCGATGCGGCATGGACCCAGTTGTGGCCTATGACCGCACCAGGGTGGTCGACATCCTGGCCAGGGACATGCCACGCGAAGACGCCGAAGAGTTCTTTGAGTTCAACACCATAGGCGCTTGGATGGGCGATGCGACACCGGTCTTCGTCGATACGAGACCAGCCGAATGACCACACTACGGATAGACCTGGAGACTTACAGCAGCGCTAACCTGCCCAAGGTTGGCGTGCATAAGTACGTCGAGGCCGACGACTTTGAGATCATGTTGTTTGGCTACAAGTACGGCACCGGCCAGCCCCACGTCATTGACCTGGCTGCTGGCGAGTCCATACCCCAACACATCGCCCTGGCCATGCGCGATCCCAAAGTTCTGAAGACCGCATACAACGCGGCCTTTGAGTTAGCTTGTTTGAACAAGCACCTGGGCACTCCGCTTGACGTTACCCAGTGGCGCTGCACCAGCGTGCATGCCCTGTACTTGGGGATGCCAGGCAACCTCGCCGACGTAGGCAAGGTTGTGGGCCTGAGTGGTGATAAACAAAAGATGTCCATTGGCTGGTCACTGATCAGGTACTTCTGCATCCCATGCAAACCGACCAAGGTCAACGGTGGCCGCACTCGCAACAGGCCACAACACGACCCGGCCAAGTGGCAGCTCTTCAAAGAATACTGCGCGCGCGACATCGAGTCCGAAGACGCCATCGCGCAAAAGCTGGTCAAGTTCCCGGTGCCCGATAGCGAGTGGAAGCTCTGGCACCTGGACCACCGCATGATGACCAAGGGCGCGAAGCTGGACCGCGATCTGGTCGAAGCCGCCATCGAGTGCGACGGCATCGTGCGCCAGCGCACATTGAACGAAGCCATGCGCTTGACCGGCCTGGACAACCCCAACAGCCGCAACCAACTCATCGCCTGGCTGCAAGAGGAAGAGGAAGACGACACCATCGCCGACCTGACCAAGAAGACCGTGCCCGTGCTTCTGGCCAACACCGACAGCGACGTCGTTCGCAGGGTACTTGAGCTGCGCCAGGAGCTGGCCAAGACCAGCGTGTCCAAGTACCACGCCATGGCCAGGGCCATGAGTGACGTCGACGACTGCGTGCGCGGTCTGACCCAGTTCTACGGTGCCAACCGCACTGGCCGCTGGGCTGGCCGGATCGTGCAAGTGCAGAACCTGCCACAGAACAAGCTCAAGGATATCGACGCAGCCCGCAGGTTACTCAAGACGCGTGATTACGAAACCCTGGAGTTGCTTTTTGGCAATGTGCCTGACACGCTCTCACAGCTCATTAGAACGGCCTTCATACCCAGGCAGGGGGCTACCCTCATGCCCGTCGATTTCAGCGCCATTGAGGCCCGTGTAATCGCTTGGCTGGCCTGGTGTACGTGGCGTCTGGATGTGTTCAAAACGCACGGCAAAATCTACGAAGCAAGCGCAGAGCAAATGTTCAAGCTGCCGCCCGGATCGGTGACCAAGAAGTCACCATACAGGCAGAAGGGCAAGATCGCAGAGCTGGCCTTGGGCTACCAGGGCGGAGCCGGTGCGCTCAAAACCATGGGCGCTTTGGCCATGGGCCTGACAGAGGACGAGCTGGACCCCATCAAGGTGGCGTGGCGCGAGGCCAACCCCGAGATCGTGAAGCTCTGGTACGCGGTCGAGGGCGCAGCCCAGCACGCGGTGGCCAACCACTCAAACAAAGTTTTACGAATTGCCGGTGGCCGGGCCGCGCTTGTCTTTACCTGGGAGTCCGGCTTCCTGACGATTACGTTGCCATCAGGTCGCAAACTCTTTTACGTTAAGCCGCGCATCGAAGGCACAGACCTGGTGCGCGAGAACAGCAAGACCGGTGCCCGGTACGTAGTGGTTAGGGCCGGGTCGTTGACATACGAAGGCATGGACCAAAAGACCAAGACCTGGACCAGGCTGCCTACATACGGCGGCAAGCTGGTGGAGAACATCACACAGGCCATCGCGCGCGACTGCCTGGCTGAGTCGATGCTTGCACTGGACGAGGCCGGATTCGATCAGCTCTTTACTGTGCATGACGAGGACATCATCGAATCGTATGGACAGCACGACCTGAAAAAAATCGAGGCCATCATGGGCCGAGACCTGTCGTGGGCACCAGGGTTGCCTCTACGTGCAGATGGATTTTCAACACCCTACTACATGAAGGAAATAGACTGATGTCAGCAGACGACACACAGGTGGGCGGCACCCACTACAAAGACATGCCTGTCCAACCCTGGACCGTGATGGAGGCAGTGCTTAGTCACGAAGAGTTCATTGGTTTTCTCAAGGGCAATGTGATCAAGTACAGCATGCGCCAGGGCCGCAAAGACGGCACCGATGACGCGGCTAAAGCGCAGCACTACTTGGCCAAACTAAAAGAGACCCAGTGGTAATGAACACACTTAAAACACTTGGCCCGGCTGACCTGGCCAAGCTCTTACACCGCAGCGTCGAGACGATCAAGTCCGATGCGCGCCGCCGACCAGAAGTGCTGCCGCCCAGGTTCAAGATACCTGGCAGCCGCCGCTTGGTATGGCTTGAAACTGATGTGATCGCCTGGGTCGAGAGGACCAAGGGATGACACCCGAACAGCTTGACAAAGCTGCCATTAAGCTGGGCCTTCTACGCGGCACCCCGGCTGATGATCTGATAGCGTTAGCCGCGCATAGAGAGCAAATCGAATACATGTACCGTGTACTTGAGGCGCTTGATTTTGGTCTGGGTAACCAGGTCCCTTTTAACCAGGAGAAAGAAGTATGAATTGGAATCCCTTTACGCGTATCACTGCACTGGAACACCAGGTCCAAGAGTTGCAGCGCGCACTTGCCGACGTGATGAGGCCATGGAATGTCTCGGTGTCTAAACCAAAAGTTACCGACGAAGAAAAACTTGCCCGCCGACGCGAACAACAGCGGGCTTATTACGCTAAGCAAAGAGCCAGAGAAAAACAACGCGGCTACCAGCAGGCTTACCGTGAACGCAAGAAGGTAGAGAAGATGTCAGCAGGGGGCACAGCATGATGCGCCGCGTAGGGTTACGTGATCTGCTCAAAGACCCGTTCAGAAAACCATCACCCCTTGAGCTGATTGCCGCAGAGCTGGATGAAAGTCATCGCGAGAAGCTGACCGCAGAAACGGCAGTCGAATACGCGCAGTCCATAGTGGACTACAACGTCAATCGAATCGAACGTCTTAACAAGCGCATGGAGGAATACAAATGAACGAAGAAAAGTTTTGGTTAACCTTGTGGGGCATGGTGTTGTCGTTTCTTGCGGTGGTTGCATTGTGCATCACGTTTAACGCTCACTGGAAACGGGACAAGTGGGAAAAAGCTGTTAGTAATGGCGCTGATCCTATGGTTGTAGCTTGTGCGTTGGATGGTGTAAACAGTCATTCAGAAACGGCTATTTGCGTTATTTTGGCGCAAGGGAGAAAGTAATGACTTGTTGCGAATACAAATGTGAACAGGGCCGAGATTGTCCAGTACGCAAACAGCGCATCAAAGAAACCAACGATGCGTATATCAACTACCGGCCCAGGGCTGCTGATACCGACCCCGCAGAAGAAGTGTTTGCCAGCGTCAAGGCGCTGATTGCTTGGCTGGCTTTGTCGGGATGTGTGGTGATGGTTGCACTTGCATTTTGGGGGATGCTATGAACATCTACATTGCGGTGCTCTATGTCTGCCTGGCTGATAACTGCAACTTCATGCAGGGCCAGTCGTATCACAAAACCGAACAGCAATGCAGGGCATCTATTGACGATCAAAAGGCGCACATGAACCGGGTTGCACAAGATGCAAACCAAAGCAAGATGACCACGTTAGAAGGCACCTGCATCGCCCTATCCGTTAAACCACCGAGCAAAACAACATGACAGGCTACGAATCTAAAAAAGACATGGCAAATGCCAAACTAAATGACGATGAAGATGACGACATCCAGGTCTACAAGAAGCCATGGGTCAGCTTGACAAAGGCGCAAAGGGAAGAGTGCATAACCCGAAGCGAGTACCACACAGCCTGGTCGTCTGACATTGATCTGAACATTTTGATTGACGCGGTAAACGATAAGCTAAAGGAGCTAAACGCATGAGCTACATAGTGGCGTCACTGCCTCCGATTAAGTGTTTTGTAAAAAGAGAATTTCTTTACAACTTCACCAAAGGTCACGGCGAACTAGAGCCTGCGGTTTGGATCAGCATAAAAGGTCTTCGCGGCCAAGTGTTTAGGATTGAGTCGCTGTTGCCAGCTTACGGCGCGCTGTACGACAAGCTGCCCATCCACGCATACGTCTGGAAAGAAGACCACGGTGATTTACCCATCGACTTCTTGCAGCTATGGGACTGCATGGGCTACCGGTTCACGGTCGTTGAGAAGATTGCTTTGCGCAACCTGGGCGTGAAGTTTCTAGGCAAAGACAAGCAATGGTATTACGGCAACTACTTGTTCACTGTGGATTTTTGTGCCGATGGCCAGGACCTAGACACGGGTTTTACCGAACAAGCTGAAGAGCACAAGTCGTTTAATTTCATACGCCTTGAGAACGGGCAGTTTGCCTGCCAGCCAAACAACCGATGTCTATGGTACGACCAGTCCCTGGTTCCTGGTGAAACGAAGTTTCCCGACTTCCAGGCAGCGCAACATCTATGGTCGGTGGATGGCACACGCAAGTGGAGCGCGGGAGACGACTGGTTTTATAGCATTCAAGAAAATGCGTAAATCAACCCACGCCAACATCCGCCTTGCTCTGCGCGAAGAGCCTGATGGCCTGACTGCTTTCCAGGTAGCCCAGGTCACTGGCCTTGCAGCAGACTGTGTGCGCCAGGCCCTGGCCAACATGCCCGACGTGTACATCGACCGATGGGAGCAGCCAGCCAAGACCAAAGGCTACAAAGGCAAAACCTGGCGGGCTGTGTACATTGCGGTGGTCGTGCCACCGAACACGCCAAAGCCTAGTCCTTCTCCTCACCCTCGACGGTCAGACCTTGACGAATGAATTGCTTTTTCTGGCGCAGCTTTTCGCGCTCTGTTTCGCCTGTTGTGGGGCTGATGGCACCTTTGTTTTCCAAGCGCTGAGACTGCTTGATCTGCATTTCCAATTCTCGGATAAGGGCTTTCGTTTGCGCCTTCTGAATCTTTTCTGAAGTGTCCAGGTCGATTGGCCTGGCCTTGATGCCGACCGTTTGCAAGGCCGCGTAACCCGGTGTGATTGGCAGGCCATCCTTGCCTATGCCCGTGTACTCGGCCAGGCCCACGTTAACCGGCTGGCCGGTGGAGTTGGCGATCACATTCATGGCCCGCTCAAAGTGCGTGTTGCCCACGGCGATGGCCGGTGTGATTTGCTTCCACATCCAAGCCGCGCGCTTTTGCGCAGCCTCAGCGTCGGTGTCCGTTTTCTTGACAATGTCCTGGCCACGGAACGTGTCCTTGTTGAACAGCATCGCCGATGCGATTGTGAGGATCGGGCTATTGGGCGTGATCGGCGCAAGCAGGGGAATGCCGCCAGCGTTATTGTGCGCGTCGAACAGATCGCCACCGGGGAAGATACGGCTGACATCAAGGAACACGGGCAAATTGGTCAGGTCATCCATGCCCAGGCGGATCGTCTTCTCTGTGCCCAGGGCCAGACTTGCGCCCTTCATCCACTCGGGCAGGTTCTTGCGCTCTTGCTGCTCCAGGTCCTTGGACCGCTGGCGGAATTCGGGGTCGGTCATGTACCGGCGGATCACCGTCCACCAGTCTTCATCGTCTCCACCGCCAAGGCTCGCAGCGATGGCGTACATGGCCGCATTTGCCACGTAAAGCGCAACGGCAGGGGCAGCATAGCGGGCAGGGTGTTCAAGGGCCGTATTGACTAGGGCTGGTACGACTTTGTACGTGTAGGAAAAGAACGGCAAGCCGACTGGCATGTCACGAATAACACGGGCACCCTTGGGCATGTCGTCGTAAGAGAACATGTATTTAAGTGCATAGTCGACAGAGTCGTCCACGCTCAGGCCGTTGTTGCGCGCATCACGGTAAATCACGTACCGGAAAAATTCGTCCTCGGCACCGTATGCTTTGCCCAGGGGTTTGCGCAGCCACAAAGACAGGCCGTTCCAGACCATCTCGACAGCGCGCTTGCTCTTGGTCTCTGTCATTTGGGCCAAGACCTTTAGCTCCTCTGGCATGGCGTCGGTTAGCTCAGCACGGTTGAACGTGCCGCCAAACAAACCGGCTTCTCTGGCTTCGTCCACCATTGCGTCGCCCTTGACCAGGTCCTTGATGGAGCCGATGTACTTGTGCGCGTCCCAGTAAGACACGCCAGCAAAGTGGGCCATCGTCACGTTCGACAGCACGTTGTTTGCGTGGGCCACTGGGTTGAGGACGGTCTTGCCCTCTTTCCACATCGACAGGCCCTTCATGTAAATCTTGGTCAGGTCGTTCTGCATGGACGTGTCGAACGCCACCAGTTGGTCCAGGATTTCGCTTGGCACCCACTTGCCGCCCAGCTTGCCGTAGCGCTTAGCGAACGTGTCTTCGACGTTAGTTGCGGGCACTTGCACGTAACCTGGCTGCTCTGTCTTGCTTGCGTAGGTTGCGGCCAGGTTTTCATACAAACGGCCCAGTGCGATGTCGCGCTGGCTTTTGTTGTAGCCCATGACAAAGCGGAACATGGCATCGCGAATCTCGCCCATGTCGTCACGCTCTTTGCGTGAGTAGTCTCGCCACACTGTGATCTCGGTATCGACCGCTGGATCGTATGTAGCGTCGCGCACTTCCCAGCCCTCGGCTTCCCAGTCTGCCAGGTCAGCGACCGGTACAGTCTCGAACATGCCGCGTGCCTTGAGGCTGCTGCCCTTGATACCTTGCATGGTTTGTTTGCGGCCCAGCAATCCCTTGACCGCCTTCATCCAGGCTTTGGCTTCGTCGCCTAGTTTCTGTTCGTAGAAACGCGGCAGGTACTTGCCGTCCCAGCGGCCAGCAGCGCCGGGCGTCAGCATGCCCAGGCGCACCAGCTCTGCCGACTGCTCAGACATGATTGACTGCATGGACGCGGCGATCTCCAGCACTCGCTTGGGCGGCTTGGCACCGCGCTTGAGTTCTCCTTCGATCACATCGCTGATCATCTGGCGCTCTTGATCTGGCAGGTCCTTCATGGACTTGGCCACATCGACCGTCAGGTTCTGTGCCTTGTCGACTTCCATGCGCATCTTGCGCATCGCGCGGGACAGCTCCGGGCTGACTGGCTTCATGCCGACCACGTCCAGGACCGCGTTGGCCACGTCCGCTGCATAGCGGTATGCCTTGGCACCGGCACCGAAACGGAAGCGGCCCAGCTCATCGCGGCTGAGCAACCAGCCTTCGGTCTCTTTGCCGACCGGCTGGCGCTTGGCAAACATGATAGGCGCACCAGTGATGTCTGCCTCTTGGCCAAAGGTCACGTTCTTGGCCAAGACCAGGGGGCCGATCTGAATCACTTCGTCTGCGGCCAGCACGGGGCGCATCGTGTCGCGGTCGTAGAAGTAGCTGTGGCGGAACGGGTCCATGCCGACCTGGGTCCAGGCCGGATCGTTAAGCGCGGCGTCGGCGCGGGCCTTGGCGTCTGCCTTGCTGATTGGTGACCACTTGCCAAGCATGGTGGCAATGGTGCCCTTGGCCGTGCCAGTAGCAATCCTTGCGGCCATCTTCTGGTTCATGCCAAAAGTGACGTCGGTCAGCGCGGCCACTGACTCATAGCCCACCACCGGGCCAGCGTCGTATGCGGCCTGGACTTCGCGGTTGGTTGACTTGGGCGTATGCACGCTGACCACCCAGGCGTCATGCTCTTGGTATGACGGGATGTCCAGGCGAAGCTGCGCCCAGTCGCCTTTGATCAAAGTCATGGCCGGTCGGCCATATTTGGCTGCCTTCTCGGCGCTCTGGCCACGGCCATTGGCCAGGGCGTAGCGTGCGTCTTTGGGCGTCGTAACGTCGGGCACGGCGGCGTAAGGGTACACCGGTCGCAATTCGTCAACCATGCGGCTGTACTCATCCCTGGTAATATTACCTGCTTGCAGGTCGGCCACGGCTTGCTGAAGCTCTGGCGTGCGCTTGAATCGCTCTGCACTTGTACCTTCTACGCGACTGGCCGCCGCATTCTTTTGCTCTGCCCTGCTTGGCGGCTCGACTTTGCGGGCAACAATACCCAGCCCAACATCACGCTCAGTTGCGTAACGGACTGGGTTTTCCAGGGGGTACATGTACTTGACCTGGCCAGGAGCAATGTCAAACTTGGAGCCTTTAGGCACCAGGGTTTGATCGCGGTACTGGTCGAATTGCTTTTGGGTGGATACCCGGATTGGTTCACCGATGGTTACCGCGCCAATTGCTTTGGCCGGTCCGTCACCTGTGCGCACAATCGACACCCGTTTTCCGACGTATGGCCGGAGCGAGTCAGACGCCCTAGTCTCAAGTGTCTTTTCCCCGTCAATTATTTTGTCAGCGTACCGGTTTTCTCCATCCTGGTTGACGTTGATACCAATGCTTTCAGATATAATAGGGGCGGAGGTTCCAATGACATTCGATTTCAAATCCCTTCCGCCCGGCACAATGTTCTTTGACTGGAACGAAGTGCCCGTGACTGTTTCGCCAGACTGGCGCTCGGCCACAGCCTGGGTGCCAGAAGCCTCGCCACGCAACCCTTCCGATGTGCGCGAGAAGGGCGACCCAGTAGACAAAGCAGAATTCGAGCGGGTGTTTGCGGCATTTGCTGCCCGGCCAAAGTTTGCCCCTTCGGAGTAAATCTGCTTCTGAAGCTCGACCATCTTGGTCTTGACTGGGCTTTCTGGCATCTCGCGTTCAAACGCGTAAATCTCATGGCCCAGGTGTTTGGCAGCCAGCATCTCGGGCGTGCTGATCTGAATCTCAGCAACGGTGCCGTCAGGCAATACGACGTTGGTCAGCACATCCTGGTAACCAGTGGGCAGGGGCTTGCCTTCTAGGGTTGCGCCCTTGCTGTCGGCCAAGTCAATCGACAATCGGTTTTTAATACGATCAAATTTGTAGACTTTGCCAATGGCGTTGATCACGCGCTGCGCATCCTCGGGTGTGCTAACGGCGATGGTGCCGCGCAGCAGGTCCTTCATAGTCTCAACGTCCCACGCGTTTTCGATGGCCAGCTTGGTCACTGCGCGGTACTCTTTTTTGAGGCCAGGCTTTTTGGCGTACCCGTTAACCTCGTCGGCAATTCGGTCCAAGGTCTTGTCAAATTCCGGTTTGTTGCTGGTAGCCGATTCGTACAGGGGTTTCAACAGCTTATTGCCGTGTGCGCGTTCTTTCTTTGTCAGGGGATCAGGCGGCTCGGCCTTCTTGTATTTGGCGATCGCGGCCTCGGCTGCTGCAATGGTCTCTGGCTTGAGCACCTGTTCCGGGGTCAGGTCTTGCGCACGGCTGAAACGGACATCGTTTGTCTCGCCAAAAGCGCCAGTGTTTCCGGTTGCCGATTTAATCTGGGCTTTTTTGCCCAAGGTGATGTAAACCGTGCCAGGCTCAACCGTTTCAAGGATGTCGTCATCTACATTTTTAATGATGACCCCATCATGTCCCAGTTGCTTAGCACGTCGGGCAAGGTAGTCAGTCGTGACCCTATCCCCCTCATACGGAATCCGCATCCACTGTTCGCCCTTGGCGTCAACAACTAACGGATTAAGAATTCGTAGATAAGACGGTTGCACTACGGGGTTTTCGCCAGGCGTATAGGCTTCCGGGTCTGCGTAACCGTTGGCCGTACCAGCGCGATCGGTGAAAAACGCGCTACGTGTTGTGGCCACATCGAAGCCCCCATGCACGCTGCCGTGATAAACCACCAGCGGTTCGCCTTGAGCGTCGACCACCTTGCTGTCACCGAACCATTGCTTAAACGCAGGGGTCTCAGTTTGCCTGGCGCTCAGCGCCACAGGCGCGCTAGGCAGCAAGTGTTCCAGGCCACCGCTGGCCAGGTAGGCTTTGAACGCGGCTTGGCCCTGGATGACTCGCTCTTTGCCGTCTCGGTCGGTGAACCTGTACGTGCAATTGGCCATGGCTTACCCGCCTAGTTCTTGGTCGATCAGGAGCATGCCAGCTTTGTCTTGGTCAACAAGCTGAATGCGCGCCAGCAGGTCGCCGTATTCGCCCACACTGCGGCGTTGGATTTCAAGGAATTGCAAAAGGAATTGTTGGACCACCGGATCGTCCGATGTCTCGCTGTACCACTCCTTGTAGTTGTTGTACAGCTCCAGCTCGGTCTCATAGCCAGTCTCGATGGCGTCGCTGAGGGTCTCGATGGTGTCGTTCATCGCCTCAATCATTGGGACCTTGGCCACCGTACCAACGTCGTTTTGAAAGTCAGCATGGAGCTGGTAATGCTTCAGTTCGTCTGCGCTTTCGTTGAGAAAGAATTTAGCCGTGCCCAGGTAGCCAAGTCGTTGGACCTGATTGGAGATGTGCTTGTACAGGTTGGATGCGTACAGCTCGGAATGGACCGCTTCGTCCAGCATCTTTTTGCAGTCGGCGGAGATGATCATTTTAGGTAGCATGGCGGGGGTCCTTATTTGCAATTGATCTTAA